TAATGCCACAAGATAAACAGGATATGCTTTCTCCTGTGGAGTTTCTTAATATCGGAATGCAGCTCCAAGATTTGTTTGGTCAAAAACAAGCATACAGCTATGCCCAACCAGATGTATCTGGTGTTGCACTAGGCGATATGGAGCAACCATCTGAGCCGGGAATATATCCCACACCTAAAAAATCTATCGGTAGTCGTGCTCTTGACTTAGCTGAATTTATTACAGCTCCGGTTACTACTGAAGGATACAATCCAATACGTAGCATGCGGGAGTCTGAGACTGCCCTACAGGGACTTGGGCATTTACCGGGAGCTTTAATCAGTTTAGGAGCGTCTGGATTTGGTGCGAAGAAACTTGCTGGTGCCACTGGAAGAAAGGCATTAGGTGAGTTGGCAACGAGGGCAATAAGACCTTATCGTTTTTCAACCAAATCAAAAGAAGTGATTAAAGCTATTCGCAATCCATCTTCTCTTAAAACCTTATCCACAAGAAGAGACCAATGGAGCAAATATCCTCATCATGTAGACGTCAATACCCATCTTGGAAGAATGTTTGCCTATCGCAAAGCTTTTAATCTGAAGCCACCGAAAGAGTCTCTAGACATGTTTACGAGAGAAGGTAAAAAACAATATTCTCTTAACCTGAGAAATGACAAATCGCGCCAGTTGGGACTGGATATACTGTCAAGAGAGGGTGTGCAGGGAACACATCCAGTATTTGGACACTATACTAGAAGCTTTAAGCCTACAATAGTAAAGGGAAAGCCTACTTTTGAGACTAGCTATAAAGATGTATGGGATTGGGCTTTTAATAAGGGAGAAATTGCCTCAACCTTCAAAGATATGATGCGTGCTCCAAATCTGTATAAAGACATGGGTAATCCTCTTTCTTTATTTCTTCAAAGAGGTGTGGCAAGTTCTCTCTCAAAGCCAATTACATTTAAGGGGACTATTTCTGGTAAAGATTATATGAATTTACTAGGACTTCCGAAGTCATTGTCTTCTACGGGAACAACTCAGGCAAGTCTTGCTTTGGAGCGTTATTTAGAACACATAAAACATACATTATTAGATGGTACTGGCATGGTAAAAAAACCATCTAAGGCGTGGTGGAAATCACATGATAATATGATTGAACGTCTTTTAAAGAATAAACGCTTTCAAATGGAGGCGGAGAGTCAGATTGGTGCGAGGGCAACCACTCGCGCAGGCCTCGAAATTGATATGAATCCATTCTTCAGGTATTATGTAAACGCACTTTATGGTCTGCCAAAAGGTACTAAAAATGCAGCAGGACAGGTTATTAGATAATGCCACAGGGTACCCAACAACAACCTATTGAACTGCCTGCTGTTACAGCTTATGGTGAACAGCCGGAGCGTTCTCTCTTACAGCAACTTGTAGCCCAATTCATACAGAGGGCGAATGAACCTAAAGACCCTTTTGCAATTCAGCCGTATAATGTAATTGCACGAAATGACCCCGCACTGCTAGAAAGTCTAAGAGGGTTAGTTCGGTTGCCCGGAGAGGTTAAAAGGCGCATGGGAAAAAGTGTATTTCATTTACCTCATCATCAAGAAGTAATGCAACAAAAACAAAGAGAAGCAGAGAATGTTTCCAATTGGATGAAGACTTGGTTTCGGAGTCCCATTACAAGAGAGCGTTTAGCAGAAGGTGGTAGGTCGCCACAAGACGTAGAAGCTCTAGCATCAAAAGCTGAGAATTTGCAATTTGAGATTGGCATGCCTGATATACCTGAAGGCTTACGAAGACTAGGTAGAATACCTAAAGAGCATCTGACTCTTGGTGTATATGATGTAGAAGAGGATAAGTCGTATATTAAACCATATACTACAATTGGAGATTTTGGTGGCGAGTATGCTGGCATTCCTTACTTCAGGTCTAAACCATTTTTTGAGCAAACAGCGGCCCATGAATTAATGCATCAAATGACGATAGATAAAATGACCGATAAGGAAGCGAAGTTGATAAGCGAGGGTGTTTATGATTACAAAAAAGTGATGGATATGGCGTCCAAGCAAAAGGGTGCGTGGAGGGCTTTTGGGTATAAACATGAACCATACATGAAGGGTGGTCGTGGGGGTGACCCCGCTACTCTGAAGAATTATTTTTATTATGCTAAACCAGAAGAAATATACGCAAGAATTATGAGTGTTAGAAGGTCGCTTGGTTTGTTGCCGGGACAGTCGGTTGCTAAAAAAATGCTAGAAACCATTAAGAACTCCCCGGCTATGAATGACCTTCTTAGGTATATGCCAATGAAGCATGTTCAAAAACTTATGAATACACTGGCAGTTAAAGAAGAAGATACTCCCACTGAGGTTTTTGTATAATGCCACACGGTTTTCCACATACACAGACTGCTGAAGCTGACCAGACTGTTGTCAGGCTCGGAGATTTAATGCTTGACATGCCGGAGGATACCACTCCGCAGGAAAAATCTGCATTGTCTTCTTTTCTTATGTCTATGCTGGAGCCTGCTCCCGGCTTTAATCCCATTCAAGACATTATACAGTCTCCCACACCTGTTAGGGAGGCAATTCGTCAGGCTCCTTTCCTGCCTATGGCTGCCGCTATGGCAGTAGGTGGCGGTAGTGGTAAGAAGAAGGTTGTTCAGGCTGGTGCTAGGCGTATACAATCTAAGAAAACAGTGGATAAGTTAGTAGAAACGCTAAAAAGAAATGAAGAAGGGCTTTGGGATGAGTTTAAGATGTCCGGTAGCACCGAGGGCACACTCCATGGCACGGGAATTGTTGGGAAAGGTGATATTAAAAAAACCAATTATTCGATACGGTCTGATAGGGCGATGGATGAAATGCGACACCATATTTCAGTTAATAAGCCTGAAGGCATGGCTTCTGTAGACTTTGCAAAGCAAGGTGATGAAATATTCATTGGCACGCTTGAGTCGTTTGGTACGAAGTTACCGGAGAAGATAACGAAAAGTCAGCGCCATCAGTGGAAGCCCCTGCGTAAGCGTCATAGCATACAGAGGCAGTCTGCTCTACAGGAATTACTTGGAGCGGTTGCAGAGTATGCCAATAAAGGAGATGTTATTCATCCGGGAAGCCTTACATCAGATTCGTTTACAATGATAACCAATGCTTTAAGGAATCCTAATTTAGGATTCATAAGGGGTGGGCTGAAAGAGAAATTTAAAATTGTAACCGCAGAAGACCTTAAGGCTATGGCTCAAAAGGGAAGCCGACCAGAGGGATGGACTGCGGAAAAAGCACGTGAAATGCTTGAGTATTCAAAGCTTATTGGAACCAGAAGACTCTCCACGGGAGGTGACCTTGGATATGCCGATGCTTTTGGGGCGGTTGGTAGAAAAAAGAAAGAATTGGGGACTGCAATGATGAGGATATTTGCTCCAAATAAGGCTTCGTTGGGTGGGATGGAAAAGCTTCTTAAAGACATTCAAGGAGTGCAGAGGCAAGCCTACAAGGTTGCAAGGAGAGCACCAAGCAATATAGATGCAGATATTAGTGACGAGTTTCTAGCCCAATTAAATAAAAGTAAAAGTGCAATTAAAAAACTTCAGGATGCGTATTGGCATTCTGCCGAACGTGCACATGGCAAGAGGGGAGCAAGGAAACTAAATGAGGCCCAAAGCAATGATATATGGAATTTCCTAATGGAACACCGTGCGGTTTCAGAGCAGGCAGAGGATTCCATTCTTGACCTTCTCGATACCAAAAATGTGTTTACCTATAAACCATTCGCTATTATAAAAAAATAATGCCTAACACTATAGCATATAGAAAAAAAATAACGCCTAACACTAGCAAAGTACATTCAGCTCTAGATTATCTTATAAAACTCGCTGAAATGGCAACCGAACCACTCTTTGGTGAGCGGGCGCAGAGATATGGTTATGGGGCAAGGAAAGGTTTTGATGTTGCTGATATTATAGACGTACCATCGCGTGCCGTAAAAGGTGCTGTCGCTCCTATGTTGTCAGTGGCAAGGAAACCCCTTTCATCTATGGTGGATTTGGCTGACCTTTTACCACAATTAGCTGGAGACCCATATACCTCAGAAACTATTAGTCAGGCATTGGAAAAAGCAGGCGTGACGAAATCACCAAATATTGTATTTACAGAGGGTGGCTCCTCTCGCTATAGTCCTACTGGAAGCTGGATGTATCCGTTTGCGGATGTTTTAGAGCTGGGCATGGGGAGACATAGTAAATTAGGTAGAGAACTTCTTGGGAGAAAGAAAGGAGCGGAGCCAGTTACAGTTTTTGAAGAATTATCACACGCAAGGCCGGGCAAGTTCGGACACGATATTCAATCACTTATGGAAAAAGGTATAGAAAAAGGTGGTATACCGGAGCATCTGTCAAGGCTTTTAGAAGAAACGAGAGCAAAGGGTGTGTCTGCAAAAAATGTGTTTACGAAAGAGGGAATGGTAGAGGGTCTATTGTCTTTACCAGCGCTCTTAACAACCCTTGCAAGTTATGCTATTCCCCGTCCAGAGCATCTTAAAGACCCTGCGTCAAGACGTAGTATGCGATGGTATCAAGATGCGAAGAATATGGTACTTAATTATAATGACCCTAGTGGTCAGTATGCTATAAACAGGGGTCAAGAAATGCTTGGTCAGACACGCGCACTACGCAAGGGATACTGGGAAAATCCTATAAGTCAGGGTTACATGAGAGCCGCAATGGCACAGAGTGCTAATCCATTAAACCAGTTAGCAGCATATTTTGGGATACAACCGTTAGGAAGATAAATAAGAGCCGCCAGCACGACGCACAGGGAAAGGAGTTAAACCTGCATACTTCGACCTGTCGTGCCAGCGACCTTTAAAGGCTTACTTCCTCTCAAAGAAGTGAGAGTGTATGCCCCACGTTAACATTAGTATCACCAATCCAAAGTATAACCATTCCATATCTACATTCTCCTTACTGGTATTGTTTTCTTCATTTGAGCTTGCCATCTTCTTGTTTCCGCTTTATCCATTTTAAGTGGACATTTAGGAAGGCTTGATACTCTTAAGTCCCAAGCAGCTGGCGCAGCCCCACAAAAAAGTCTTTCTTTGCCATCGTGCTCTCCGGTCTTGGGATTGAACGTGGATGACCCGCACATCGCACAACCTTTATTGTTGTTTAAAGGGCACTCTAAGAAGATTTTTGTTGAGTCGGTACTTACCCTCACACTAGGGGTAAAAACTTCGTTAGAGCCTACGCTAGACCCCTTATTTGGTGCATTGTACCCCTTATCTGTCATAGAGTTAGCTTGATTACGGGGACTAAGACCATCTGGCTCTGATTATTGTCCCCACCAGACACGTCTCTGGAAGTTCCAAGGTACTGGCTTATGATGTCCCTAAGCTTGCAAGTCTGTATAAGAATACAGACTTCTTCGTTGATGAATAATGCCCACCACTTTGCTTTTGTGGAAGTTATTCCTGAAGGCTCACCACTGCAGGCGTACTCAATTGCTACATTTCCCGTGTCACCTGTCTTGAAGTCCCGCTTAACCTCAACCGTTGCAAGTATGGATGCCAACTTATTTTCGGATAACTTTCCCTCAGCCAAGTTAAGGTCAAACCGCTTATCTGCTTTACCGTTCTTTCTGGCTTGTAACAATAAACTGGTGAACTGTTCCTCTGTAATATCAATATTCATCTTCATCATGTATTACCTTTATTACTTTTTCTTGACATATCGGACACTCTTTCTTTTTAAGTCCTAGGCTGGGGAAATCACCATAGACGTGCATTTTTGATGTATCGTCAACTTCATACTGCCAAGCGTATTGGTGTTCTTTACACCATAAAGGCGTTGAAACCCTTGGCTTACTTCCCCTGCAGGGCCAGTAATTATCATCCAGATAAGTCCTAACAGCCTCCCAAATGCTGTCTTGTGTTTTTATTTCATTCATTGGCTTACTCCTTTTCTAGTCTTGCTGTTGTAAATAATGCTGATGCACTCTCTGCGGCAAATAAAAGCTCCTGTATGACTTGTCTCTCGTCGCCATCGCTATCCTCGTTATTTTCGAGAGTGGTACGTCTCAGTAAATCCAATGCTTTAATGAGAGTATCAATCTCTCTCTGGCTCTTGGGAACAATTACTGGTACTTTTGCTATTCTCATCGGTACGTCCTTTGTATTTGATTTGCAGTAACTCAAGAAAAACTTCAAGTGGTATGGCTATCTGCGGTTCTTGCCTGTCTTCACGAAAGATTACACCGTCTTCCTGCTTCTCTGGCTTGACCCAAACTGGCACAGCCTTACGACGTTTACATCCATAGAACCTACCCTCTATTTCAACGTCACCCATCTCGTGTTGGGCACCACCCCTGTCTCGATTGTGTGCATCAAGAAGGTGAGCTTTTGCCATTCGCACAGACTCACGCTGTAGTTCAGCCCCGCGCTGCCGGTTACGCCTACCCCTTGTTGAATGATTACTCATTTGATTTTCTCAACGTAATTGTCATTTGTATCTTCTCCGTTCACAGCTTCAAAATGCTAAAATCGTCAGAATTATTAGAGCCACTTTTTTTGACTCTGTCTTTTGAGCTTCTTTCTTCTTATCTGAGCTGGAGTTCTGCCGTGCTTGGCAAGGTACTCATTTTTTTCTAGTCTTTCCTGCTTTCTGCGTTTGGCTTTTTTGTTTGGCATTTTTTGCTCCCAGTTTGAGTGTTTCGTCTAAAATATTAAAGAGTTTCTTAACATCTCTCTCAAGTTTGTCTATGCGATGCTCGTGTTCGATTGCTCTTGTCATTCTGATTCCTCTCTTATGATGTCTATGTTGTAATTGTCACGATAGTCGTTATCGTAATCATCAAGACTTGGTCTACGTACGGGTAAGATATAGGTTGATTCATCGTCTTTGCAACAGATACAACCCCCTATCCTGCCGGGAATGGATATGTTGCGTCCACATACACTACATTCATTCATTAAGTTCACCTGCTTTTTTCGCTCTTTCAATGGCTATATCCTGTGTTTCGGTAAGAAGACATCCGTCTCCGTAAAATCCCATTTCTGCGTATCCAGCTTCGCCGTATCTGTTCTTGTCAACAAGGAGACGAATATCATACTTTCCATATTCACCGTTGGGATGGTGGTCTCGATAGAGATATTTCCAAGGGTAGTAGACAAAGATTACGGACTCCGCATCAGTTTCAATTGAGCCTGATTCGCTAAGGTGCGACAGCCTTGGTCGCTTGTCACGTCCACGCTCAACTTCCCTGTTTAATTGTGATAAAAGTATGGCAGAGCAATTTAGAGACTTAGCCATCCATTTATAGTGTTGCATAATCTCCACCACTTGCAATCTCTTGTCCTCAATTCCGGGCACGTTTACCATTTGAATATAATCGTCCACTACCACGTCAGGAGCAAACCTATTGACGTGCCTAACCCCAGACCTTAGGTCTTTAATATCATCGAACATAATAAGATTGCGATATTTGGATGAAATCTTTTCCTTAACAGCCTCTATTGACTGGTTATCGTGCTCAGTTAATTGCATCATTCTTAGCCTTCGATATGATATATCACCAGCCTCAAGAATAAATATCTTTTTCATCATCTCTACGTTGGTCATTTCTCTATTGAATACAATGACCTTCTTGCCGTGGTCTATTAGGTTCTTTACAATGTTTATCATTACAGTGCTCTTACCCATAGACGGTCGACCTGCAATAACTGTTATCTCCCCCCTTGTCATGCCCCCGGTTATCTTATCAATGACTCCATACCCTGTCTTGATTAGATTTTTTTCATCGTAAATTCTTTCTACTGTCCTATCGAGTAGCTCATCAAGATTGAACTTTTTTGTTGGTCGGAGATGAAGAGCCTTGGTAACGGTACTGTTAAGGTCTTCCAGCGCTTTGTGGGCATCTGCGTTACTTCCAAATGCTGCTCTTTGTATCTGGCTTGCCTCAGTCACCACTTTTCTTAATAGCCACTTCTCATAAATAAGCTTTGCATAGCTTAAAGCATTAGCGGTACTGGCTATATTGTCAATGAGACCAGATACGAAATAGTTTGATATGTATTTCTTTTGAGTTTCTGGAATATTGTCAATGACAGTGGCGAGGTTTATATCGTTATCATTTGACCGCATCGATTGGAGCGTTTTCCAGATAGTTCTGTTATGGGTATTATAAAATACCTCAGGCTCTGGAATGAACTCTGTTACCTTGGAAATATTGTCAGGGTCAAGTATTAACTGCCCCAACAGGGTTTCTTCTGCCTCTTTATTGTGAGGCATTGTCTGGTCGTCTATAGACATTATTGTCTCCTTTTAAATTTTTGTGGGGACTCAACGCGCATCAAGCCCCCACTGTCTAGACTATACGATTCTAAAGTAGAGTTACTGGCCTAGAACGGTATCTCTTCAGACGCCGACAGCTTGTTGCCGTCGCCCCAGCTGTACAGGAGACTTGCTTCAACCGACGTTCTTAGCTCTCCATTCAGTTCGTACTGCTTATGTCGGACACGAATCATTACGGGGTATCCGTAAATGTCTTCTCTTGCTACGGCAGGAAGAGAGAAAGATGATTCTCCGCTGTTGGGGTCTTTATGCTCTTTAATGGGTACTTTGCACACGTCCAGAAATTGCTTATACGAGCGATTACCAACTGTGCTGTCCCTTTTATCGCCAGAGCCGGGAGGTGTACTTTTATGCCTAAAAATGCCACCGCTTTTGACAACTCTGCCGACGTGGTTTCCAGACTCTTCCGCAATCTTGTAAACAGGCTTATATATATCAGCCTTGTTCCCAGTCTTGCGAATCGTTATGTCGTTAACGATATTGAGGTCTGTTATGTGGGCAGGGTATGTACCTTCAGCGACTTGTTCGTAGTCATCATCGCTTGGAATGTAATAAGCCCCACCGTCTGATGATTGTGACAGTATGTCATCTATGTCTGCCATTATGTCACCTCCTGTGCTTTGCTATGTTCAATCCACTTAAGCGTAGTACGGAAGTTCGTGGCGTTTATTTTGCCATCTTCCAACCCCTGCTCAACTGTCTTGAGTACTTCAGGGTCGTCAACTGTTGATGCACCGGATAGCAATGCTGTCTTTTGCTCGTCGCTGACATTGTAGGACTTCCGATATACGTCGTCTGCTATGTTACATAGGCGGTTAACAGCAACTTTAAAAGCATCAGAGTTGGCAGCTTTAGTAGAGTTGCCAATGTCTGAATACTCATTCGAGTCACGTTTCTTATGTATCCTGTGTCCCGCTATGGAATCATAGCATCTTGGTACGCTGTTGTCTACGACCTCAAGGCGACCATGTACTATAACATACTGGTCACCAACGAACTCGTATCTCTCGACCTTCCAAGACCATATCGGGTATCTTTCGTTAAGAAGATTACGCATATAACCTTCTTCAACATAATCAAACCCGTCTGGCCTTCGTTTAACGTGGTGCTGTGGAGTCTCTTCCGATGATACCTCCCTATGCTTTGAACGAAGTTCGTCCTCAGCTTGGGTGAGGGTCTCATTGGGCGTATGAGTCGCCAGTACACCGTTTGGTTCTGTCATGATTAGTCTCCAAGGAGTTCGGGACGCATTCCGCCACCGCAGGCATTGAAATAACTGCAGTATTTCGGATTACATTCCCATCCCTGCATTGGGGCATTTCCCAATTCTACCTCTGGTATGCCATCTTTGAACTGTGATTTGAGGTCGAGCCAGTATTGCTTGGCTTCATCAACAATAGTTCTCTTATACTCCACCTCGCGCATTTTGGAGGTGTCTTTGTTGTAATATACAAGAGACATACCATCGAGTGTTCCATACTCCTGCTCAACCCAAATCCCGTATGTTCCAAGTTGCAGGGAATAGTTAGAACCAGCGGTAGGGTCACTGTCACGTCCAAACAGCTTTCGCCATTTGAAACTGTTACATGTTTTGATGTCGTAAAGGTGAGAATGGTCTAAGAGAGAGAAATCAAAAAAGCCTCGAACATTAAGTTCCGGCAGTTGAATCTCCCTCTCTATGAGTATTCGAGCACCTGTTGAGTCTGCATATTTTCGGAGAGCATCCTGAATGTCACCATGCACAACGTCTCCGAGCCTGAACAGGCGTAGCGTGTCAAAATCCTTTGGAGCAGGCTTTTCTTTTGCAATGCTCTCAAAGTATATCTTACGCTTACACATTCCAGCGGCACTAGCATGGAACCAGTGTTCCTGACCAGAATAGCGGTTAAGCTGATTTGCCCTGTTAAGGTCGGCTATGTGTGAGTCATAAATCTCACTTATGTTTGGTCGTTTCGCCATATCCCTTCTCTTTGAAAAAGCGTGGAAGTTCAGACTTTACATAGTCAGAGATGAGCTTTCCAGCCAACTCTTCCATTTTTTCGCTTTTAAGACTACATAGAGCCTTAAACTCAGAGAAGGTATCTTTATCAACTGATGCCCTCAACCGTTTTGTTTCTTGTTCAACCATTTTTCATTTTCCTATATTAGATAATTACTTCCTAATGTCAACTTGAATTTACTACCCTTAGGGGTGGTAAACAAGGCAATCCCAAAAGAAAAAAAGATTCTTTGCCCAAAAAGTAGAGTTGTACCAAAGATGAAAACCATCCATCAGGGGAATAATTTATTTATTACCATGACTACTATATATATATATATGTATATAGTATAGATTAATAAATAAATAGATGGTGTAGATGATTATATCTTGGTAGTTGGTACTATCAGTCTAATCCCCATCGATAAGCCCATGAATGACTTCTTCAAGCAGGAGATAGTCATGCTTAACAGGCTCAATCAATTTTTTAAGAATCTTATGGCACTCATCACACAATTGAGTGGCAGTCTCTCTGTGGTAATCGTCCATATCATACGGTTCTTCTAACCATGGTTCACTCATTCTGATTCCTCCAGTATAGCACACAGGCATATTGATGTACAATCTTCTTCAATCAGCAAATGCTCATACTGACTAAGAGCATCAGCTATGTCGTGCAGACGGACATAACGATAACTTCTATGGTTATTTTCCTCGTCGTTATGTGTCCAACTCAGTAGGTATTTCATTTAGCCCCCCTAAATTGACGTTCTCCATTCTTATATCTCTCTTCTAAGATGCGTAGTCTTTTGACTGATGCACCATTTATGCTTATTCTACCTTTGTCTAATAGCATGCGATAGAGTACCAAAGCACCCCATATTGATATAGTGGAATCATCCATTTTCTAGTCTCCTATGTACTATTATTTACTCTGACCAAAGTTAATTTTATATGCCTAAAATTGTTTAACCCATCTTAAATTTTGAATAGCTATACGAAAAGCGTATATTCGCATAGAAATAACGCCTATGTAGGGCGTATAGTAGTTAAGGGGGCTATACATTGAGCGTACCGCAGCACATTTGCTGCTGGATTACCCTGTCAATCGGAAGTATTGTCATTATACTCACGTTGGGCATGCGTTACGAGACTGTCGAAATCCAAGTCAGTCATAGTTTTACCACCGTTGAACCACCTCATTATTCGATTCATAAGTAATCGACATTTGTAATCGTAATGTATGTCGCTATCTGATAACTCCAGAGTACGACCTTCATGTGTTATAGTCATTTATACTTCCTCGGTTTGGCCCATATGCCTTTATCCTGCACTTCCTGAGTTACATCCTCAACTTGTTTATACATTGGGAACAACTCATCACGCAGGAGTGTCATATCTGCCACGTTACTGGGTTCTTGCTCTCGCATTGGACGAGACTCTATTTCTTTAATCGCTAGACTGAGAGCCTGCCCTAGTATGTAGTGACCCCTTAAGGAATCTAATAACTGCATAGCACGTTCTCTTGGTGTATCTGGTTTTACCATCGCTACTCCTTTCTGTGTAAGTTCTGACAGTTGTTAAGTTACGGGAATGTTACAATCCATTACTTTATCTTGTTTTTCAACAAAATGTATGTCTGTAGAGTCGAAAAATATGTCCAATAACTGGTTAATTTTATCAACTTTATCATTCATATGAAACTCAACACAGAACATCTTTGTTGTCAATAAAGACTTTACAATAATGTCTTTTTCTTCCTGTGTAATTTCCTTTGCCATTACCATATATCAAATCCTCCGCTATTTACACAGAACTCTGCGAACTCAGCTACCTCTTCAACTGATGTGGAATAGTATGTATCAAAGGGTCTGTTCTTTCCCCTTCCATCGCATACGTTACACTTACCCTGTACGAACTTATCATCTCTGGTGCCTGTTCCGTCACACCAAGTACAGATTTCATCAGCCATCTCTTCGAGTTGCTTTTGTTCTGCTTTGATTGTATTAGCAATTTCACCATTGTCAATGGCTTTCTGCAGGCATTTAGCCATACGTATTGCCTTTGACTTGGCGATTCTATGACCACGATTACCTCCGCCCGATATAGCATCTTTAACTGTCAAGATATGAGAACACGTCTCAACAGTCAGACCCCATAACGGTCGCCAACCCCAGACATTCTGGCGAAAGTATGTTCCTACTTTCCCATCAACATCTACGGGGTCGACTCCATATAGGACGAATCCCATTGTATTTACTCCTTATTTTGTTCTTTCCACTCATAAGCTTTAAGCCTAAGAAACGGAACTTTACCATCATACTTATATGCCTTGAGAAAATGTTTCTTTCCATTGATGGTAATATTCCCACTGAAAGAGCCATCATAGCCCTTCTTCAGAAAGACTACACCGGTATTATCATACTCAGTATTATCCTTTTTTGACTGCTTCAAGGCTAATAATCTCCGTTATGAGTTCTTTCGTTCCATACACTCTTTCTCTGTAGTCAAGAACATTATCGTGGAACGATTTCTCAATATCCCATATCTCATCTATTTCATCAGCATTGAGATGCTCTGGATTACGATAATCATGCGTTTCGCAACAATCTCCGCATATGGCATACGAACCAATCAGGACTCCGCCCATGGTATCTTCTCCCTCATTGCAGAAATCACAAATGACAACCAGACCATGATTAGTCTGACTGACATGAACTCCTAAGCTCATTTTATTTTCTCCTTATCTTTGTCTTTGAATCCCATTTCCCATTTTACTCCCCTGACGGGAAAATGTAAGGGTCGTCCTCATCGATGGAAAACTCTTTTTCCATGCAATCACCACAGTATAATGCAGCGTCGCCCATAAAAACCACTGGAAATCCTTCTGTGCCACATCCCCACTGGCACTGTCGATGTTCTGGTACTTTCTCAATCTCGCGTTTCTGTTCGTTCGCCGTCATCTTACTACTCCTCTGTTAACCTTCTTCTTCCATGAAGAAATCTTCATAAAAATTTATTCGCATCAATTCCTCAACATCATCTTCCGATAGGAACTTACAAAAGGCTAAAATGACATAGTCTTTGTCAAACCATCCTTCTTCAACTGCCTCAAGCAATTTGTTAGTAAATTCTCTTGCCATTACTACTCTCCTTATCTGACAGCTTTTGCAGCATTAATAAAATCATACGAATTTCCACACTTAAATGCCTCACCTCGAAAACCATACCTTCGCCAGTGTGCCAGTACATCTGTCGACAAACGAGCGTAATCAGGCATATCTTCTTTAGCATCCCAATATTGTTTTTTATCAGGGTCAAAATGATGAGAGTTAGTCCCATAGTAACACGAGAGACCTTCATCATGCATAAAAGCATATATCTTCATACGTTCAGAAGCCCGCTCTACAGCCAACTGCCCATCAAAATCACCAAAAAAGATGGCGGTTCGACCTTGCCATCTTTCAGACCAACCATCATACGAAGGGTCTTTTTGAAGTCTATAATAATGTGCATCCTCCGTATCGTATGCCTCGTCGGCGGATGAGAAAAAACTCTGCCATTTTCCTTCTCTCCTGTCGTAAAAAACTGTCGGAAACGCATTAGGTGCTTTAATCAGCTCCACATCACCCCTGTCAACAAGAGAAGACACCATTCTTGCATAGAATCTTGCCATATAACTACAGGATGGACTAGTATCAATGATAAATAGTATACTCTCACGCTCTCTCTCCATCCTACAGGATTTTAATGGTACCTTAGAAAGTCTGCGATACATTAATCTATCCATATCCCATTCATCGTCCCCATCTTGGGGGTACCCTGTTAAATCTTCAGCCACTTTAGAAATGATTAAACTTGCTATAGATGCTATATGTCGTTCCCTGTCACCATCAAGGCTTACCACGCTTTCAGCTTTATTATGATTTAACCCTGAACCACCAGCTTGAATACGCATCCTATTCTCATATGTAGCACACGCCTCATCCCATTGAGCCTGTGATGTCTTCTGTACCACGCACCTTGCTGGCACTTGCTTAAAAGATTTGGCTGGAGTGGGGACAGCAGTAGGCTTCTTATGCGAAGTAGGAGGAGCATCACTACTATTACTGTCATCCCACGGTCTCCAGCCTTTAGATATAATCGGCATCTAACTAATTATCACCGTTCTGGATGGTAATGTTACGAGGACGCCATCCCAAATGTATATGCTTTCTGTACACCCATCCATAACGTCTTTTATACTCAATCTCATCTGCTTTTTTCCAATGACATGCCTTGTCAATCTTACTCATACCTGCTAACATCCATCCATTGCTAGTCCCCTCCGCAGAAGAATACTTATCTGCTCCAACGAATGCGTAAAATGCACTCTGATGTTTCAAGTTGACAATGACTTCAAGCTTTCCCATTCCACCGCTTACACCTTTGGTTCGTGTCCATCTCATATGTAAGCGATTACGGACTCTTCCGATGATTTCGGAACGTGAAAACTTAGTGATTTCCAGAGACATGGATTCCTGCAAAGCTTTAACTATCATCCAGTGCACGCCATCTTCTACAAAACATATCTCACCATCATGTTGCCACAGGCGTTGCAATCTATATGCCTCACGAAGGGGAATGGGTTTACGAATAAGCAGGTACTTTTTACTGACGAGTGTAAACTTGTCAAGGGATGCTGCCCGAGACATTGGAACATCTGCAAGGTCGTGCACAAATGCGTCATACGACTTCTTGCTGTACTTTATGAGGCCAAATATTTTATTTCCCTGAGATTCAATGTTGTCAGGAGCTTGGTGCATAACAAATTGCTTTTGCATACCCCTTATCTTTGGTAATGCTGGCAACGCTACAGATGCCGTGTCAGACTCTGGGACAGACGCATCTTCTGACGAATACTTGTCTGCGCTCAAAGAAGATACACCACTTCCTCGCCAGACCTCAGGTAATCTGTCCTCTTCGTGTTCTTTCAGTATCTGATGATTCTCTGGCGTTTTCGTGATATACTCATATACCAGAGTATTCCAGTCCGCATCCTTACCGAGGACTTTGATGGCATCAAGCAACTGCCTCATTTCCTGTATTGTTACTGGCTTTTTGATACCACTGACAACGCATCGCTTATACAGGGTAACAACCGCCTCAACCATAGCATTGTCTGGATGGGACATCTCTAATGCGTCCTTAACCAGCTCAGGATGGGGCATACTAAAGTTAATCATTGGTAATCGCCTGAGTAATGGCTCTGACAAATGCCTCTCGTCATTCATTGTTATGAACACGATTAAGTTGTCCAGATTAGCCCTGACCTCTACATTGGGAAAGGATATTCTCCCTGTTTGTAAGAAGTCAAGCAGAAAAGCGTCAGCACTATGCCGTGATTTGTCCCATTCGTCAAGGACAAGCATAGCCTTACGCCCCTCTGATGTTATCTTCGCAACTTCTACGAGTTTACCATCATACAGTGATATACCACTAATGGTAGACTCATTCGGTAGCATCTTCTGAACAAGGTCATCTTCCCGTGTTCCCGGACATATCTGATAGAAGCAGTACTCCATATCAAGTATGTTATTAAGGACTTCGGGCAGATAGGTCTTGCCTGAACCTGCCGAGCCAAAAAGAAATGCACCACCGACAGGCTTCTGGTGCAACGCAGAATATATCTGGGCTGCCAGCTCCTCTCGGTGAATGTATCCTTCTCCCTTAAGGCGACTGCTCAATGATTTAAGCGATAAGTGATTATTCGCCATCACAGTCTCCTATCATGATAAATTGTTGGATGGTTAGCCCCTTACTCCGCAAACAGAGTATTAACCGTGTATGTTTATAGTCTAACACTTAATGGGACTCTAGATTCATTACGGCAACAACCCATTAGAGGTGTCCAGCATTTTTACCAAATGATAAGAACTCACGACTCGCGTTCAAAACATAAGTCCTATCTTCTGGCTCATCGGTGACCATCCAAATCTTTCTCATAAAATTTTTGGGGCTGACAACACATTACACTGTAATCGTGGGTAATCAGCAAGGTAGGGTGATGCTGCCAGCCCCTGTTCATTCAATCATATTCCCTATCATCCGAGTCGTCATCCATTGAATCAAGTATCTGTTTCAGGACGTGCTTTGGCAGGCCGGAAAGTGCCATCTGAAGAATTTCATCCTTCTCCAGATGTCCCTTGACCGGTTCAACACCTCTGGCAAGTTTCTCCACCTGCATAGTATTGTTCAGTTCAGAGGCATCCTTGCCTGTGCTTTTTTCTACATACGTCTGATAACGGACTTTGATATTGAAAGCAACAGCCAGAACCGCCATCAACCTATTGGCAAGCTGTGACACTTCTTCACATTCTTCCTCGGTGTCGGCATCATGCATCAACATTCCAAGTGCGTCTTCCATATTAATTTCCATAATACAGTCAGACAGCTCAAGAATGTAAGTAATGGCGTGCAGTGGTTCGTCATTGAACACATCACGCATCACTTCGCTTGCAGCATGGTGGCTTTGCTTCAGAATCTCACGCCCGCCCTCAGTGACGAGTCCGCCATCCGGAACGTCAAGTGGGGGTTTCGATTTCATTCTATACTCCTCTGTTGGTTATTATCATTAACTTCGCATACGAAATTTATCATAAGAAAAGAAATAGCATAACATAGCAAGATACCGCATATATTGCTAATGCTAACGCTAAAGTCCTGATGATTCTGTTCATTATTACTCCAGTACTTACTGCTTGAGCCACCTGATTAGATTGTGAAATCTGGCAGACAGCGGTGGGCATACCCACACACCAAATGCTATGACTGCTATCACCTGAAAGAACTCGATAACATTAGACCAGTTCATCGTACAATTTTTCGGCTACATTTAGAAGTGCCAAAGACAGCCTCGATGCTTCTTCCAGTTGTTTCACACATTCTTCTTTCTTATCTGCCTCGATTGCTTTCAGAGCGTTCCTCGTTGCCAGAGCCAACGCCTTAGCATTACGCTTGGCCTGTTTGCCCGTAGCAATGATTTCATTTACTTCCATTGATATTACTCCCTGTTTATTTTAATGAGCTTCTGTCCTATGCCAAGCCCGACTCTACCATTCTGCATCATCCAGTGTCCCTTGCACATATATGCCCAAGAGCCACCAAATGAAGTACTGGCGTCATACTCAGCATCTTTGTCGCAGAATTGACACTTAGGTATGTTAAAAACCTCAGCTTCTGTGCCTGACGGCTTAGTACCATAAGATTTAGCCATTATCATATACTCTAACAATGTTAGAAATGTCTACCTGCTCAACTTCTTTATACCATATTGCAAGCAACTGCAATTTAGTAAGTTTTTCGACTGAAGATTTAGACCATTTTTTGTGCTTAACAGCCCAATCCACCAGTTCATATTTTCTCTTGTATGGACATTCGTTCACAGGACGCATTCTACATTACTCCTTATCCCTGACGCTATCACAATGTCTAAAATGTTCTGTTTCTTTTCTACAAGAACCGCATATGCCATACTTACTTTTAATCCAGACCATAGTCCCGTCTGGTAAGTCACTGTCATATTCATACAGGTCATCAGGAGTGGTCATATTATCACACTCCTCACATTTGACTTTACGCATTTAACTACCTCATGTTAATCAAACGCACCATCTTTCTTTCTCTAATGATGCGAAGTGTTCTGCCAGACGTCGAGCATCTTCAGCTCTCTCTGGCTCGTTCCGTATGTCTACTCGCATACGATGTAGAAAGTCGTAGTAATGATACTCTACCCTATCCAGATGTGGGTTGTCTATGACCTGCATCTCGTCTGGAGTATATCGTGGGTAGTCATTCTTCTTAGGTCGCCTGTCAATCACGGGGCAGACAGAACTGTCGGGCATAAACTCACGCTCGTATGTAGTTATCGAGTCCCTGATACGCCTGACCGACTGTACCCCTGCTATGAGGCATTTAATTGTGCCTGATATATTACGCTTACGCATATTACGTTCTATGCTCTTAAGTGTAGCATATAAAATCTTACGACTGGAGATAATAATCGGGTCAGCCATCTTGTTCGATGTTACAACAATTAGCACATATCCACGTTTAGATGGCATACGCTTGGCTACAATATGTTTGGTCATTCCGCTTATGTTATTATTAGTTGTCATTGTCAAGTTTCATCATTTAGGTCAAATTTAAGGCTGGGTTTGAAGTCCCCAGCCGATTACGTCAGGCAGAGTCTATTCTGTTACCTTCTCTACAGGAACCCATTTTTCCCCAGACCACTTTTTACCATGTCTGGTTATACCTAAGTCCCAAGTACCGTCATCCATCTCCCAGATTCCCGTCTGGAGAGCACCTGATGCAGATTTGACCTGTTTTACCCCATCAGACTTGAGGGAGTCAATAAACGCCTGTCTGGCGTTAGTTAGGGCAACATCAACAGGTTTTGTTGTTCTGGTACCTTTGGTTTTGTACTGAGTATCAATTGACTCAGATACCTTAGCTCTGAAACTGTCAACAGCTTCGAAGTCATTAGGGTCAAGTAGACCAGAGTCGATAGCGACCCCGACTTGAAGGTCGACTGTTGTCATTTTGTCGTCGACCGACAATGCCGTTGCCTTAACAGCTCCGACCACTAAGGCAGAACAGGTTAACAGTAACTGCAGAGAATTGTTCTCTGTTAGGAATTCAATAATCATTGTAATTACCTCACTGATTATTTTCAATTGCTCACGGTTAGGTGAGATTGACAGACCAACTGTCAATTCTGGTTACCTCTGCCAAACTGTCAAAAAGCGTCTGCCCCATACGAGAGGGGTGATACTTAAATATAGCACCCTTGGGAGGATTAGACAAGGCTGTATCTCTCTATATTAGTGGACTTAGAGAGATATTCAATTAGAGCCCTCTCTCGGGAGCCTATCCAAGGCTCGGATGGCTACCGCTTGGCTACCATTTGGCTACCATTCCTGCCAATTTGTCATAAATTTGGGCTTAATGCTTTCCAACGTAAATGGCGACGGGAGCGAAAACCCGAGCGGGGGGGTCGACGGGGGGAAGAGAGACACACACATAGTGACCCTATTTTTTTGATTTCAAGTGTACTTTTCGGTTTTTCAACCTTTTTTGCTTACAAGGCCTAAATTTGCACAGAAAATCGCTTTTTTGCAAGGCCCCTATATAGTATATATATATATATATAGTATATGTAGTAGATAATAGATGTTAATAGATAATAGATAATAGTAGATAATAAATAAATAATAATAATAGATAAGTATAGATAGTAGATATAGGAACGGAGCTTTTTTCCTTGTCTAGCTCTTGCCTTGTTTCCTATTCCACGCTTTCGTATATTAGGGCATGGTAATACACGGCGATTGCTTGGAAGAGCTTGCAAGGATGGAAGAGGATTCGGTTGACTTGGTGGTCACTGACCCTCCCTACAACATCGGTAAGGACTACGGAAACGACTCAGACCGCCAAGGTGAGGAAGAATACGTAGAGTGGCTTACCAAGGTAGGAACAGAGGTGATGAGGGTAGCAAAGCCTACGGCTTGGGTATTGGTGTTTAACGGGGTAGATAGGATAAAAACTACGATTGAGGCGTTTGGTGAGGAAAACCACGTCTGGGTATCGTGCTGGTATGCCCCTAATAAGCGTTCTAAGAGCCTCTACGGCTACAATCTGTGGCAACCCCTTATCATGTTTCGAGGTGAGGGTAGAAAGTGGCTTAAATTGCGAGATTTCTATTCCTTCACTACCGGGCAAGAGAAGTATGGGCACCCTACTCCTAAACCTCAAAAGCTAATTGAAAAGCTAATAGTGGACTTTTCGGAAGAAGGAGACCTCGTGCTAGACCCTTTCCTAGGCTCGGGTACTACTTCGGCTGCATCTGAGTTACTTGATAGGAGACATGTGGGTATTGAGTGTAATCAGGAATATGTAGAGATAGCTCGCTCTAGGCTTGAAATGGTCAAATCTCAAATAAAATTACCATTTTGACTTGACATAAGCGGTTTTTATGCTTATATTAGGGAAGTGCTATGGCAAAAGAAACGATTTTAGCTAAACAACATTGTGCAAACTTTGGTAAAGGAAAGGATTCTGGGGTGTGTTCGGGCGTTATGATAGCTAGGAATGGGCAATTGTGGGTACATAAGGACTACCAAGGCAAAAAATGCTTTGTGGAGCAGGGATGCGATTATTTTAAGACAATAGTTATGCCGGGAATATCAAATGACAAGACGAAAAGGCGGTAGATTCATTAATATTGCAGGGAGATGGTATACATATGGACAATACAAGCGACTGGAAAAGAAATCAATCGAAATCGTCCACGAAATGCAGGGACAAAGTGCCAACAGTGGCAGTAGGGGACGCTCCGTTCGTCCGGGCTTCGACGGAGGAATCCCACACCGCGAGTAAAAGTAACAATGCAGTAGTCATGGCTCTTATTAGACAGCGGTTAAATGAGGGGAATCGTAAGTTTGGTCGAGAAATGCCGCTTGATGGCACATATCGCCTACAGGATGCCCTTGAAGAGGCGTTAGACCTCTCAATTTATCTGTCAGCTAAAATAATAGAGCTAAAGACCGAGGAGATGAAGTATGTCAATAGAAATCGAAAATCTTGATAAGGAACCAGTAGTTGTCAAGGCGGGTAGCTTTTTCCATCTGTGGTGTTGTGATTGCAGATTAAGACACATTGTGTTCGTTGACAAGGTAGGAAGTGACAATATTAAGCTTGGTCTTGTCCGTGACGATATAGCAACAAAGAATGCTCGAAAGCTTAATAACGTGGTAGTATATGAGAAAACAGGCAAAAAGAGGGTGAATGCGCCAAAAAAGAGCCGTAGTAGTTCCTGACCTGCATTTTCCTCTACATGACCAACCTGCGGTCAATTGTGCACTAAAGGCGATTCGTCTTGTAAAGCCGGACGTGTTTATTTGCCTTGGGGACATAGGAGAGTGGGAAACAGTCTCTTCGTGGAAATACAAACGAAGAAAGCGTCCACCCTTGGAGTATATGCTTCCTGAAGTGGATGAAGAGATAAAATCGGTTAACAAAGGGCTTGACCAGTTTGATAAGGTATTGGATGCGATAAAGTGCGAAGAACGACATATGATAGAGGGAAACCACGACGACTGGTTAAATCAGTTCGTTTTGGAGCATCCCTACCTCAAAGACAGGTATTCCTTTCAAAATGCGGTGCAATTGAAGGAAAGGGGGTATAAGTACCATCCTTATGGAAAATACCTTCGCATTGGGAAATTGTACTTTTATCACGGTGGGCACTATTCTACTGGGTACCATACTAAGCAACACGCTCTTAATCTTGGCAAGAACGTAGTATATGCCCATATGCACGATGTTCAGCGTCATAGTGTTACTCACGTTGATGGAACACATGCAGCCTTTAGCCTTGGTTGCCTGAAAGAGATGTCGAGCGAGTCAAACTTGTGGATGAAGGGAAGGCGTAATAATTGGAGTCATGCCATTGGAGTCGTTGATTGGAACACCAGTGGAGACTTTAGGCTTGATGTGGTGGACATTACAAAGGGAAAAACTTTTTTGTGGGGGAAGGAACTAGATGGAAGAACTTAATCTTGGCGATACAATAGCACTATTAAAGGTATTCAAGTGGCAGCATGATGCAACCAAGGAGCTTGAGGCTGAAGCTGCCAAGGAAGTGCGGTCAGAATTGATGAAGAGCATTCTAGAAACCATTGATTTGCTAGAGGTTCCACAATTAGTACCAGATTTACATGAGCATTAAAACAAGCATATGTCTTAGGAAGGGATGGAGAAAGGTGATAAAGTAATGAATGGTCGGGATAGGGGCTTTGCTTGTACTCTCGCAAGATAAAGAATAAACAACATTTCGTATATGATGACGAAAAAGAGTTTAGACTGCAATCAAGTGAGAGTTTAATTGACGACTGGCGAAATGCCAACACGAAGGAATGGACGAAGAGTGACGATGGAAAGGTTCTACAGGTGCTTAAGAGGGGTGTATTTACTAATCATTCAGGCCAGAAGGTCGAATATGTAAGAACGCTTCTCGGAACGTACACAGTCCGAAAGAAGGATAGGATGGCGGGAGACCCGCCTAAGAACATTTATTCCTTCTCTCGTGATAAGACTTCTTACGATATACAGACCTCAAAGCGGAAAGCGACCTCTGGGGAGGTTCTTTTTGCACAATATGTCGTAAGGGGGGTTGAACCGACGGAAGCCTATATTAAGGCTTTTCCAACAAACAAGAGGAGATGGGCGCAATCAGCGTCCCAGTCCTTGTTAAGGCAGGAGAGGATAGTAAATTTGATTTCAAAAGAAGTAAAGAATGCACTGGAGGAGGTAGGGATTCACCATGAGGATATACTTGCAAAGGTATGGAGCATTGCTAACGATGATGACCAGACTTCCAGTTCAAGAGTTAGGTGTCTTGAGTTGCTTGCTAAGATTTCTGATATGATGCCCAACTCGGAAAAGCGGTCAGAATCTTTGACTGTCTTTCAGGGATTCACCCCTGAGCAGCTCGCTTCTCTGTCTTCTGGAGATACGCAAATGATAGGACAAATGGAGGAACCCATTGAAGAGGGTGGAGACTGAATATATCATTAAGGAACTTAGCTTTTCTGCGCCTGACTATGATACTGTTTGTCATGCATGCGATTGCTCGGTAAATGTTAATTTTGATATTGCAGTTGATGATTCCTTTGGGGAGTTCTATGGATGGAATTGTCCCTTTTGTAATACTCTTTATAACTGGAGAAACGAAATAGTAGAGCTTGGAGATTTTGGAGAGGTTGAACGAGGAGAAGCATAAAGAGACGCCAATAGAAGATTTTGAGAGTATCACCTTGTCGCAAAAGGGTGATATACTCCAGAAGGCTTATGATGACCTTCTTTTCTTTGGTAGGGCATTTCTTCCGGGGGATTTCCTTAGAAAGAGTGAGTCTCCCACTTTTCACTATGATATAGGGCAAAAGCTTACTACTACTAAGCCCGGTGCTAGAATTTGTAATATATTGCCACGCGGATTTGGCAAGTCGGTTTTAGCAAAAGCTGCCATCCTTCATAAGATTTGCTTTGCCCCCAAGGGAGAGCGTCAATTCATTGCTTGGGTAGCTGAAGAGCAGGGTCAAGCCATTGACCATCTTAAGTACGTTAAGACACATCTTGAGGCGAATAAGTATATTCATTACTATTTTGGTAATCTTGCCGGAGATTCAGTTGGTAATCGATGGACTGAGAAAGATATTGTTACGGCAAAGGGTGACAGGTTAATAGCAAAGGGGACTACACAGCGTCTTCGTGGTCGTGCAGAGATTGATAGGCGTTATACTGGAGTGGTGCTTGACGACTTTGAGTCCGAGTTAAATACTAAGACCCCGGAAAGACGTTCCGAAATTAAGAAGTGGATTGTATCTACAGTCTATCCAGCTCTGGAAGAGACACCCGGCAATGAGGGATGGATATGGTTACTGGGGACAATAGTTCATTACGACTCATTTCTTCAGAATGTGCTTGATGGCTTTAACGAGGCGAAGGAGGCAGGAAGGTTACATTCTTGGGATGTTACGTTCTATCGTGCTATACAGGACGGAAAGTCCATATGGAACACTCAATTCTCCATTGAAAAGCTTGAAGCGAAGCGAAAGGAGTTTACTGAGGCTGGCCTTGTTAATAAGTTTTCTCAGGAGTATCTTAACGATGCTAGAGATATAACTAATGCTGCATTTAAGATTGACAGGGTACAGTACTATACAGGACATTTTGAGAGTAAGGATGGATTTGCCTATCTTGTCACAAGGGATGACGCTATTCCAATCAATGTCTATGTTGGAGTGGACGTTGCCCATACTGCAACTTCTTCCTCTGACTATCAAGTAATACTTGTTCTTGGGATTGATGCGGATAAGAACAGATATGTGATTGAGTATTTTCGTGAGAGGATTCCCACTTTTGATATTCCTGAAAAGATTATAGACATTGCGAAGAAGTATCAGCCGCTTCGCAGGGTCACCATTGAGACTGTTGCAGCTCAGGAGATGGTGAGAGACATGGCTGACAGGCTTTCGGTTAAGGAGAGACGCCTTGCGCCCGGACTGTTTAAGGGCATTAAGCCACCTAGGGGAATTAAGAAAGAAGATAGGCTTGAGACAGCATTGGGGCCGATAGTTAACAGTAAGAAATTATTTATTCAGCGTGAGATGACAGAGATTGTTGATGAGCTTTTTGAGCATCCAAAATCTAAGAATGACGATATTCTAGATGCTATGTACTATGCGAATTACTTCGCTTGGCAGAGGCCTCCCAAGAGTGGACGGCTTACATTGGATGCTTTTCATAACGTCAATAATACACAAAAGAGCAGAAACTCTGCAAAAAAGGCATATAATTGGATTACCGGCTCAAGAATTTGAGCAAAAGACTTGACAAAATGGCATTTTTGACTTATATTATATATACATGGCATTAGAAACCGATTCCAAAGCTGAAATGAATCAACACATGTTTCGCCGCTGGCGAGATGCGCGTGCTGATTGGGATGTGCAAGCCCGTGAGGATTTGGACTTTTTTCTTGGTAATCACTTTACAAAGGAAGAGTCAGATGAGTTGTCTTCTCGCAATCAGGCAGATGTTCCGATGGATAGGATTTCTCCTGCGATAGATAAACTTAAAAGCGTACTCACAGCCAAGCCTCCTGTCTTCACAGTACTTCCTAGAGAAGATTCTGATGCCAAGGTCTCTTCCGTATGGCGAACCATCCTTGGTTATGTCTGGGATATTTCCGATGGAGATACTCAGATGAAACAAGCCATCACGGACTATGCTGTTACAGGACTTGGCTACTTGTACGCCTATATTGACCAAGAATCAGATTTTGGTAGAGGTGACGTCAAGTTTACTTATGTCAACCCGTTTCGTGTTTACGTTCCACCTGACTGCAGGGATAGGTGGTTTACTGATGCCGAGGGCATCATTCTTTCTACTATACTGACAGGTGAGCAGGTCGTTAACCTCTACCCGCAATTGGGAGACCAGATAGATGCTGAGACCGGAGAGGTAATTCCGGGAATGATTAATGATATTGAATCTTATATCGAAGAGGATTTTCCTGCAGCTCAGAATGCTAATTCGATGCGTGTGTTTACACCATATGAGGCAAAAGATAAGGATTTTGGCGTTCAGAAGTATCAGATTCTTGAAAGGTTCTATCCGACAAAGATTCCGTTCTTTCGCGTGGTGGATTCCAAGACAGCACAGGAGACAGTTTTGGATGAAGAAGCATTTACGACTCTTATTGAGGACAATCCCGGTGCTATTGAGCGGGGATTATTGGAGTTTGAGGAGATTCTTCAGACTCGTATAGCGGTGAGTGCTTGTATTGGCGGTACGATGCTTTACGAGGCCGTTCTTAATACAGACGCTTATCCAATTATTCCTCTTCCCAATATTTATACTGGCACTCCTTATCCAAAGTCAGATATTTCTCGTTCTAAGCCGATGCAAAAATTACTTAATAGGCTCTGGTCACTTGCTTTGAGCCATGCTCAGGCTTCTGCAGGATTAAAGTTGATTGTCCCTATTGGCTCTGTTGATAATATGGAAGACCTTGAAAGGGATTGGGCAAATCCCAATGCTGTTATTGAGGTCGATACGAGTCAGGGTGAGCCTCATTATCCTGCTCCACAGCCGTTGGCTTCTGAGTTTTATAGGCTTATACAGCAGGCTGAGTTTTATATAGATTTTATTTTTGGCGTTCCTGAGATGATGCATGGATTTCCGGGGAAATCACCAGAGACCGCTAAGGGTACGGAGCGTATGGTTGCGCTAGGAAGCGATAGGCCGAAGTCCAAACTCAGGGATATTGAGTTTAGCATCAATCGCCTTGGAAGAGTACTGTATTGCTTTGCTAAGGGACATTATACATTTCCGAAAATGTTTACCCTTTCTCAGGCTAATAATGACCTTACTGATGTTATGGTCAATATGTATGATGATGTTAGTGGAGCTGTAAATGATATTCAAAGGGATAGACTAAATATAGGACAGCATGACATAAGAATACAGCCCGGTTCGACTTTGCCTGAGAGCAAATGGGCTATCTATGGGGTTTACCTTGAAGCATTTCAGCTTGGTTTAGTTGACAGAAGAGAGGTGCTTAAGAAAAATCCTGAGATATTCGACAAGGAAGGGGTATTACAAAGAATGGACGAAGTAGCACAGTTAAAACAATATGTTGGCCAATTAGAAGAAAAAATTAAGAATCTTTCTGGAGACCTGCAGACAGCAACTCGTGAGTCGATTTCAAGTCGTAAGCAGACTGCTGTTGAAAAGACAAAACGCAATCTCGCTGAGATTGAGGCTATGATGCAGGCGGACAGGAAAGTTAAGGCAGCCAAGCTTGACGCTGCCGTAAAGATTGGGGAGCGTGAATTAAAAAACATTGTCTCCTCAGAAAAAGGTCAGGCGTGAACATAGGTGAAGTTCCGACTTGGAGATTTGATAAAAGTCTAGCCATAAAGTTCGGAAACATCGAAGGAGATACGACATGACAGCAAGCACAGAAGATAGAGTGGTTGAAGAATCATCCGACCCGTTTGTGGACGCCGTTGATAGCATGGGGGAGGACTCTGACATTGTTGAAGATATGGCAGGGGCCTATGCAGAGGATGCGGTTGGGGACGAGCCTTTAGGAGAGGACTGGGAAACAGAAGCAAAGAAGTTTCAATCAATGAAGGACAAGGCAGAGGCCAAGCTTCAGGATTGGGAACGATATGCTCCCTTAGTCAGCCTACTAGAGAGCCGTCCAGATTTAGTTGGTTTAATCCAGAATAATCTTAATCCAGAAATGGCTCCTGCGAATGGTGCTCAAGCGAGTAACCCGCAGGAAGAGTTCAGTGAAGAAGAGTTCAACCCTTGGGACGCTTTTTTTCGTCCAGACTCCGAGTCCTATCGCCATCGCGAGGCAATAGAACAGAATAGAGTAGATGAAACAATGCAGCGTCATTTTGGTGCATTACAAGAGCAAGTATTTATGAATAACTTGGTAGGTGAACTTAAAGGCACTTACAATATGTCTGAGGAAGAAGCTACGAAATTTATTGATTTCTATGCCCAACCCAAAGACCAGTTGTCTGTAGATACTTTAGTTGATGTGTTTCAGCGAAACAATAAGAAGGAAGGGTCGAAGCCTTCTTCTTCGTTGGACGCAGTGAGAGCGTCCAAGTCAGCCCCTAGGACAGCAGGTGCAGTCAGCAGCTCAGGTTCCATTCCACGGAACGAGACTGACAAGGTATTTGATAATATCGTAGCGGCAGACAATAAAGGACGTGTTTTTTAAGGGGAATATAAAATGGCTATTACAACTGGTGTAAAAAAATCAAGTGACATAACTGCTGCTACAAAAGATGCTAGCGTAGGACAACGCCCCGACCTTCGTCGACTATTTAGTTTCGGCGATAGAGTCGCAGAGCTTGCCCCGGAGGAATCTCCGTTTTTTGTCTACTTGAGCAAAGTTGCAAAAGTCCCTACTGATGACCCTGTTTTCCGATTCCTTGAGAATCGGTCTAAAATCGACTGGACAAGCAGAGAGTTCTTCGTTGACGGTGTCGTTGGTACTGTTGCCGCTGGCTCTGACTATTCCTTTACGGTAGAAAGTGCTACTGGTAGCTCAGATTCTGCCGGACGGGTTGGTTGGCTTGTTAAAGGTATGGTATTTAGTGTAAATACTGTAGACGATAGTTCTGATGGTTGGGCATTGTCCCAATTTCGTGTAATTTCGTCTCCTGTTGCAAATACTGCTGACACTTCGTTCAGCGCTACGTGCATTAGCACTTCAAACCAATCTGGTTCTACAACAGTCTCAGATGAAGACCGCTGTCAAGTAATTGGTACATCTTTCGCAGAAGGCACAGGTGCTCCTGATGCTTGGTCTAGCGAGATTGAAGATGACTTTGGCTATACTCAGATTTTTAAGACAGCCGCTGAGATGTCGAATACCGCTGTTGCTACCCGCTATCGTGGGTATGCTGACGAGTGGTCTCGTATCTGGGCTCTTAAACTTCGTGAGCATAAGGTAGATATTGAAAGAGCGATGCTGTTCGGTCAACGGGCACGTCAGAACTCTATTCAGTACACTGAAGGCCTAGTCGGAAATATCATTAAGAATGGTACAGCTCAAATGACGGATGCTACGGCGTTAAGTTACTCTTCTGGAGTTCCTTATTATCGCTCAGTGGCAAATATGTCATATGACGTCATTCTTGGGGATATGGAAGTCTTGTTTGACCCTGCCCGTGGTGGCAGTGCTGATAAGCTCGTGCTTGCTTCATTACCTGCAATTACAATCTTTAACAAGCTTGGTAGTGCCGGGTTTGTTGATACGTCAATTGGTAATGAACACAGGTACAACTTCTCATCTAGCAAAGGCGCATTCGGTCACAACATTATGAAGATTGAAACCGTTCACGGTAGTCTTCATATGGTGAAAGAGCCTCTGTTTAGAGGTGTTGCTTCAGGGTGTTTGCTGATTGCCGATATGGGCAAATTAGCTTACAGACCTCTTGTTGGTAATGGTGTTAATCGTGATACGGCTGTTGAGACTAACGTGCAGGCTCCGGATGAAGACTTGCGTAAGGATATGATTCTTACGGAAGCTGGTCTGGAAATTACACTGCCAGAAGCTCATATGTTGTATAACATGGAGGACGCATAACATGAGTTATTTATCACAGATAAATGACAGTTCTGGTTCTCTTGGCGATTTTAGCGCGATTAGAAGGCCAGTAGAGGCTGTTACTAATGCGTCAGCAGTGACTCGTACGTTGCATGAGGAAGAATCGGGTACGCTTTTTTATCTGGACTTATCAGCAGTTGATAACGATATTGCATTTACTTTACCAGAAGTATCAAATGCTAAGGGTGTTTTCTATGATTTTACTTATATAGTAAACTCAGATGACGATGCTGACTTTTCGTTAACTACTGGGGATAACAGTGTAGATATATATGGGTACATGGTTGCTGGTGCTGCTAACAGTACGGTTGACGATGTTGATGGTCTATCTAAGATAACCATAGATGGTTCAGTCTCTCAGGCTACTAAAGGCTTGAGAATGTCTGTTGTGTCTGATGGAACAAGCTGGCATTTAAGCGGTTACGTTCCAGTAGCAATTGGTACGGTTGTCGTGGTAGAGTCTGCTTCAGCGTAGTCCTAATGAATAGGGATTAACAGTTTTGTTCACTGTGGGGCAGGTCGTATAAAGGGCTTGCCCCTAAAGAACAAGGTGGCTAGAGGGTCATACTTCTTTCCACCACTAGGTGATAAGTTTATTAGGGATAATATTGGTAATTTTGTTCATGTTATACCATTTGGGAAGTCGTCCTAAGTGGTACGAGACTAGAGGTAAAGAATGAAAATTGCAGGCATATGTAGGTCTCACGGTTATTATAAGGGACGGGATTGTCCCAAGTGTAAGGCTGTGCCAAAGAAAGAATCTCCATATTTCTTCATGCGGAGCGAGATTGGGAATAGAACAGACATTGAGTCAACACCAATAACGCTCGATGAGAGTGTTGATATTATGAGAGGTCAACAATATGTTTAAAGTTAATCAGTTAAGCAAGAGGAGGTAGTTATGCCATACGGCCCCGGAACTTACGGTAAGCAGGTTGGAAGGCCTAAAAAGAAGGTAAAGGCACTCAAGAAGAGGAAGCTCAAGCCAGCGAAAGGCAAGCGCATGCAGAGGAAGAAATAATGGCTAACGAATTAAGAATTGAAGCTCAACTGGAATACAGTAAGAGTGGAGTTAAGGAGAGTATGCATACCTCTGCTTTTGTGGATGTGTCAGGAGATTCGTTTAGCAAGGTAATACAAGAAATACCCACAAGCGGTAGGGAACAGATTTCTGTACTAGCGGATTTAAGTACTTATGGGTATGTGTTTATAAAAAATATTGACCCAACTAATTATGTTCAAATTGCAGATGAAGATGATACTAACTACTTTTGCAAGTTGAAAGCTGGTGAGTTTGCTTTGTTTCGTGCCGCTGATAGTGATTATTTTGCAATAGCAGATACAGATGCTGTTGATTTAGAAATTATGGTGATTGAAGATTAATGGCATCGTTTCAAGTTCAGATTGAAGACATGGTTGGGATTGTAGGAAGTTCGGCAGATACTACAAGTGATACCACTGCTATAACTTCTTGGCTTACAGATGGAGCTAAGGAAATTATTAATGCAATGTCACCAAATTTACTTGCATTGTGCGCGACGGAACAAACACTTACGCCAAGGGCAGTAGGAAGCGAAAGTTCTGCGGCGACTCTTAAGACAGGAAGAGTTTTTAATGTAAGGCGTAACGATGGTACGATTGACCAGCCTTGTAGGCTTGTCTCTTCAAGAGTTAAGGGACGAGTATCTGACCCGGATGAGATGGATTATGCTACAGCAACAGACCCGGTATACTATATTGAGAGCAATTATCTCAATATTCTTCCATCTTCTTCTAGCGCAGTAGGAAAATATTCAGAGGTTCAGTACCCTTCGGTAACTTACGATATTGATGCAATATCTACTTTTCCTGACGAAGCTGAATATTTGGTAGTATTATATGCTGCTATGAAAGCATCAGAAAGAATTGTTAGTGATAATATACGTGTTGATGAGGATATTGAGCTTGCAAACGCAAGGAAAGACCAGTATACTTGGCTTCAGAATCAGTACGCAACAGGATTAAAGGCAATATCGGTATGACATTTAAAGAAATTTTATCGCGTGTAAGGCAGGTTCACGGAGAAGCAGGAGAAACCTATTGCAAGGCTCTTGCTAACGATGCGCTTATGGAGCTTAGAAAGTATAAGGTCTCTCGTAAGCGTTCAAAGATTAGTACAGTTGCAGACCAGCGTTGGTATAATATTGGAGATAAGAACTCAGATTTAAAGATTGATAAAATTTATTCGGTATATTACAAGGATGGAGATGGGGATTATCGTAAAATTCCTCGCCTTGTAGATGCAGCATATTTAGTTAACATGGACGAAAAATAATGGCTTATACTTATCCAGAAGATTATTTGGCTTGGTACATATCGGGAGATAAGATTGCCCTCGTAACAAGAAAGAATACTTCTAGTAAGAATGTATATGAATCTATTGATGAGTCTCAGGGTGATGGATTGCTTATAGAATATAGCGCGGAGCCTCGCAAGATTGAGAATATTTCAGATGTGCCAGATTGTGACAATACGTTACATACAGCAATTGTTAACTATTTAAAATGGAAATTATTTGAGGACGGAAACGATGAGGGTTCTATTATGGGGGCAAGGCGATATGGCGGTCTTTGGAATAGGGCAGTTAAGGAGCATGCCACCAGAGACAAGGTGGGCGGCTCCAGACAGGTCATTCCGTTTTCGTTCAGGTAAAGATATGCCCATGTCAGTATTCTCGGGCGGAAAGGCATACAACTTAAAAGGAGATTAAATTATGGCGTATCCAGAATATTCGGTAGTAGATTCTCAGAATATAACACTAGGTCAGAAGGGTGCAATTTTTGTAACAGGTACAACGGCAGTCACAAGCTCTAGTGGGATTTTTTGTGCGATTCAATTCATAGAAGATACAGTTTTTGATTCTGGCACTGCTGGCCTCATAGCGGAGAGTACTCAAAAATGGCCAGACTCTACGGGAACGGGCACTGCGATTGATTCTGATGGTGGTGCTGCAATAGATGGTGAAACCTTTCCTCAGGGGATGACTATATTTGGCAGATGGACAGGCTTTACACTTGCGTCTGGCGCATGTGTAGCCTATGTTGGATAATGTTAAAATTAGGATTAAGCTTAGGGACGATGGTTACCCAAACTGCACGTCTTGCGCGTAACTTATGGGCAAGGATTAGTGATGTATGGGAATTAGAAGAACGTAGCTGGGAAAAGATTGTTTAAATATCGCAACCATGTCAAAAGTTTCGGGCGGAAAGTTGCGAATCATACAAGGAAACTACAAGGAGATTAAATTATGGGTTTAACAGCACCAAGCAGTACATTAACTGGACAGGCTGTTGCAGACAGTTATGACCAGTTACTGTTTCTTGACGCAGCTGCAGGCGTTACAGAGGCGACGTTAAAGGTTGTTTCGGGAACTGCAGGAAAGACGGCTCTTCAAGTATCCGATGAGCATGTATTAATTAAGGGGGTTGATACTAGTAATGCGGCAGCATTTGCTGTTCAGCAAACAGGTGGTACTGTTGTATTTTCAGTTAATGCTTCAACTCCGGGCGTTACCATTGGTGCCGATGCTGATGGCACCGATAGAAGTATTACTTGGGGGCATTCTACCCTTAAGACAATTATGGGCATTGACGATAGTGCTGATGTATTTGCAATTAATACTGATGATGCTTTTGAGTCAGGAAATGATTTGGAGATTGATGCAAGTGGAAATGTCATTATTGGTAATGGTACTTTAAAGCCTGCTGGAGATGGCACTCAAGACTTAGGTGCTTCGGGTGCTCAGTGGCAAAATGTATATACCTCTGATTTGAATTTAAACAATACAAGTAGGGATGGTAATGAGGTTGATGGAACTACTGGTCATTGGGTCATTCAAGAGGGTGACGAAAACCTGTTTTTACTTAATCGTCAAAATGGGAAACAATACAAATTTAATTTAGAGGAGATAGGATAATGGCTTTTATACAAAGCGCAAGCACCTTTGATGATTTATGGGGAACTGGTGTGGTTGGCACTTCAGACGATGTTGACTATGGTAGTGATTCGATAGTATCAGGTAATTTTGGAAATTGGGGAGCAAGTGCAACTCAGACTCCTACTTCCGGTGTGATTGTTCGAGCTACAGGAACTTTTGAGAATACAGGAGCTATATTGAATGTTGGACTACAAACCGCTAAGGACAGAAATTCTGCTTTAACTGATACGGTTGGCGCACCCGGTGTTCCCATTGGTGCTATTGTGTCGGCAATTGGTGGTATTTTACCAGTCCCTTGGAATGAAGGTGGTGATGAAGCAAGTAAATGTGGCGGTACGCTTCAAATTCTTGCAAAGGGTAATGTAACTATCGGTGCGGCAATAAACGCTAATGCATCGGCGGCCGGTTCCGGCAAGGGTGGCCAGAGTGGTGGTCTCGTAGTTGTTGTTTCTGGTGGAACAATATCAGGAAGTTCCGCAATTAGTGTTGCGGGCGTTGCAGGTCATGCTACAGCAGGTGCTAAGGGTGGTGGCGGTGGCTATTCGGGCGAACCCGGAGGCCATGCTGGTTTAGGTGGCTCTGGTGGTGGTGCATGCAAGGGTGCCGCCGTAGGCGCGGCAGGTGCAGGCTATATAGCAGGACAGGCTGGTGGAGAAGCCGACACAGACCAAGGTGGTGGCGGTGGTGGTGCTTTGGGAGCCGCAGGGTCTAATTCTGGCGGTGTTAATGGCGGAGCTGGTGGCGACAATGATGCTATAAGAATATCCAATCTTCCCCCATCAGCCGATGGGGCAGACGGAGCGGCTGGCAACCAAGCCGGAGGCGCAGGTGGGACGTATGGAGGCGGCGGCGGTGGTGGCGGTCATCATGACGGTGGCGGTTCTACTGGCGGAGCTGGAGCCGCTGGTGGCGGTGCAGGCTCAGGTGGTGGCGGAGGCGGAGAAGGTGGCTCTGGAGGTTCTAGAGGAGTCGGAGGTGCTGGCGGAGTTGGAAGTCTTTATGTATTATCTTCTTCTTCTCCATATGCTGGCAAATCTGGCGGTCAAGGTGGCGGTGGAGGCGGTGGGTCTACTGCTGGCGGTGGTGGCGCAGGAAACGCAGGCGCCGGTGTTGCAAGTTCTGGTTTCGGAGATGGAGCAGGAGGTGCCGGAGCGGCAGGTAGTGCACGCAGTGGTGATGCTGGTGGTGCTGGCGGTCAAGGTGGCAATGGTGGCGGAGCGGCAGGTCTTGTTTTGCTGATTGGGGATGTTGTGAGCTTCACTGGTCCAGTGACTGGAAATCTTGTTATTATGGAAGGTGCAGATGCACATGAATTTATTAGGGGATATTGGACTTAATTAGGGGCTTGGTTTTTAGGCTTACGTTCCACCACCACGCTTGAAGGCCAAGACTCCCTACAATTGTGAGGACTAAGAGTTAAGATGGTATTAACACTTGGCGAGATAGATAAGCGACTTGCAGAGATTCCTAAACAGATAGCAGACATCACTGCTGAACAACATCAGTTGATGGGATATAAAAAGGCATTGCAAGATGTAGAGGCTGAGGCCACACCTAAGAACGGTGAGGTAATGCCTTCTCCAGATAAGGAGCGAAAAGCCAAAGTTGCTAAAGGCGTTTAAATGGTTGCTTCCGCTTATACTGTTCGGATGTCAATTAGACCCAGAGATAGTATATGTTCCTGAGATATTTGAAATCACAGATACTCTCTATGTCCAGATACATGACACTTCCTACGTGGAGAATGAAGCGTCCTTCGGATTATCAACCAATGCTACAATATACTTGGTTGGAATTGACTCTCTGGAAATCGCTTACTGGTACGCTCTCACGAAACTGGATTCGGCTGTGGTTGATTCTGTTTTTCTTACTGGCTACCTCATTGAGTGGAACGATTCAAAGACTTACGGAACTCTCATGAATAAGACTCTTCATGTTCCTTGGCCTAACAATGCAAGAGATTGGACTTATCCATGGAGTTATGGACATGGAGAATTTTATGCGGATACGCTGTTGGCTATAAGTGATTGGCCCGAAGACCAGCAAGTATCATATTCAATACAATTAGAGTACAAATGAAATTAGGACATGAGTAGTGATAGATGTTTTTGCTGAATATGGAGCCATAGGTGTTATTATTGCACTCTTTGTAGGGCAATTAGTATGGATGCAAAAGACTTTGACAAAAAAAGTAGATGACGTGATGAATATATGCGTTAAGCTGATAGATAGATGGAATAGGTCAGATGAGATTACAGCACGACATAGAGAAGATATTGTCAAAGAAATGAATGACGTGTCAGATGGGATTTCGTTTTTAAAAGGAAGGATTAATGGTAGTGCAAGATGACAAAAGACCCTGTACTTGCGGGTGCGATTGCAGTTGCGGGTGCGATGATAATGTCAGCGATAAGACCAGTGTATCCACACATATTTTGGGGAGTGCTCATAACTCTATTAATTTATGGGTGTCAACTCCTACTAAAACAAAGTGGCTTTTCGTGGAAGAAGAAGAAGTAAAAGATGAACGGACAAGAGCTGACTGATTGGAGAGAAAGCTTAAAAACTGACTTGGCAGAGGTCAAAACTGATGTCAAATGGATTAAGGGCTATATTAGAGGATTGGATGAGCGTCAATCTGAACTTACGAAGCAGGTATCGTGGCTTAAAGGGATGGGTTCGTTTGTTGGTGTTATTCTTGGGAGCATTCTTGCTCTGGTTAGCAGCGTAGTATTTGGAGTAGAGAAATAATGGATGCTGAATCTGTATTAGGATTAATGGAGCAATATGGTCTCCCCGTTATTCTTTTGGGGGCGGCAATATATGCACTGTATCGGTTCATAGTATTCAGCCTTTATGAGGTAAAGAATGAATTTGGCAGGAGACACGAAGATAACGCAAAGGCTATGTCAGAAGTAAAGGTTGCTTTGGGTGAGATTAAATCCGACCTCAGACTGTTGGTTGGGATAATGACGAAGTCATAATGAAGCTACCGCAAGCAAAATGGGAGAAGGAACTGGCAGATTGGAATCAGAATTTAGGTAATATGTTTGGTGGATTTTTGGGCATGTTCTTGGTGTTTGCTATTTGCATGTTTTTTTATGAAGGCTGTAGTTGGAGAAGTGTAAATGGGCCAGATAATATTGTTACCCCAGAAGAAGAAGAAACGGCTCCAGACCCAAGTTTTAACGCCTCAGATTGGATACTATTTAGGGAGTAGAAGGTATGTGGGAATCGGTCTTTATAGCAAGCATGTGGGCGTATTGGTTAAGCGAAGGATGCACGGAGGGGTACACGTTTGCAAATCCAGACAGGAGAAAAGAAAATAAACTTATTTGTGAACATAAAGGCAAGGGCGAGGGGGTACTAGATTATCATGCTTGGCGACTTGGAGAGAATATTGGCACAGTGGGTGCTGTTGCCAGTGCATATATGGCCTCATCGGAGCCACTAAATTTTGCCATGATATTAACGGGGTCGTGGCTTACTGGAACGTGGATATATGAAAGAGCATTGAACTATGTTTTTTCTAACGAACTATTTCCACAAAAAGGCCCGTATCATTTAATGGGGATTGCAATTCCCCGAAACCAGCTTGTTGAAGGTGTGCTTACAGCTGGAGTTGGAACAGTATTAATTATGGGAGGTCTATAATGGACTGGGCAATGCAAAATTGGGAATACGTGATGCTTGGTGTCATGGTCGTTGACAAGGTAGT